AATCCTGCTGCATAAGCTATTAAATCTTTGTTATCATGAGGAAAATTTCTATTTAGCATCACCCCAACTCTTTCCTAATCCAACGTCAACTACTGAAGGTACTTTAAACTCAATTGATTTTTCCATTATACCTTTGATCTCTTTTGCATGAGCATCATCCTTAATATTAAAACAAAGTTCATCATGTATCTGTAACATAGGTAGGTGACCTGCTTTGTAACAATCCAACATAGATTGTTTTGTTTGATCAGCTGAGGATCCTTGAATTAATCTATTCAATGCTTTGTATGTATAGGCTCTCTTAATATTATCCTTACCATATTTAGCTACTGCATTATCAAATGTTTCGGCTTGGTGTAATCCAAAGTCTCTTGTCTCCCATTTATCAAATCTACACTTTCTACCCTTCTTAGTTCTAATAACACCCTTCTCATCTGCTGCTAACTTACATCTGTCAGAAAGTTTTCTAATAAAAGGTACCTTCTTATTATATTTTTCAATTAAATCATCTGCCTCATCTTTTGTAACTCCTAATGATAATGCTAATTTATTTTTACCCATTCCATACATTATGCCAAGGCCAATAGTCTTAGCTTGAGTTCTCTCTATACCTACAAGATCTGCAACTGTTTGATGAAAGTCTGCACTATTATCTTTATATGCTTCAACTAATTCTTGAGATCCTGCGTAACCATTGTCTCCAATAGATGCTGCATAATGCACAGTCATCCTTGGTTCTTGTTGTGAATAGTCAAATGAGCCCCATTGATAGCCCTCTTCTGGTATGAATAGTGATCTGATCTTAGGACCTAAATCTTTATTTCTAGCAGGTACTTGTTGTAAATTTGGGTTGCTCATAGATAGTCTACCCGATACAGTTCCTCCAGAATCTGATCTAAGTTGTTGTATCTCTCCATGTATTCTACCTTTGACCTGGTATCTTAAAATGGATGATAGGAAGGTACTATGAAATTTATTTACCTCTCTGGCTTGCACAATTAACTGCGCTAGTTTATGTTTGTTATTTATTAACCAATTTTGTGTAAAGGAAGGCTCTTTTGTTTTTTCAGTTCGTGGATAATCTAACTTCATTTTGTCAAAAGCTTTGGCGATCTGGCGTGATGCCCAAATGTCTACTTCTATTCCTGATTCTTTTTGTATGGCCACCAGTATTTCTTTTTCTTGGATCAACATTTCTTTTTTTAGTTGTTCAGCTAATTCCACTTGGACTCTCACTCCTCGTTGACGCATTTTTATCAACACCGGAATTAATTGTTGTTCTAGATCCCACACAGTTTCTAGACTCTGCGTTCTTATCTCTTGTTTAAATCTCTGCCATAATTTTAATGTAAGCACTGCATCTTGCTCTGCATAATATCCAACATGCTCTGCAGGTAACTTCCACATCTCTGCTTTAGGATCTATACCATGAGCTGCGGCAGCTTCTCTTAATTCTGTTTCTGCTTTTATCTCACCAAGATAATCAACTGATAATGCGTTCAATGAATAACTAAATCTATTCTCATCTATTAATGCTGCGGCTATCATTGTATCTACTATTGGTCCGTTGACCGTGATCCCTGATGCTTCTAACCATCCTACATCATACTGAGCATTGTGAAATACTTTAGTACAAGGAAGTGCACATACATCCCTCATATATTTTTTTACTTGTTCAGGTATCATGTTACCACCACCTAAATGACCAAACGGAAAGTATCCTTGCCATCCATCAACAGCCACTGCAAAACCTACAATCTCTCCTTTACCTAAAGCCCATCCAGCTCCAAGCTTTTCATTAATACCATCGTCTCTAGTTTCTAAGTCAATTGCTATCTCAGTAGCATTAGATAGATCCTTATATTCTGATGGTGTATTCCACATTGATTTTTTAAAAGTTAACGTAAGCTGTAGTCCGTTCATTTCTTTTCCTCTTTCAAATGTTGTTTCTCTAATTCACAATAATGAATAATCTTATCTATATCTTCTATTGTTTTACCTTTGAATAAATATCTACATACATATTTAATAACATTAGCTTGAAATGGATTGAGACCATTCTTTCTTATAAAAGTCCATGGTTGAATAAAAAACGATTGGTAGTGATTCCCACCAATTTGTTTTTCATCTGCATCTTTAGCTTCATCAAACATTGCTTTATTTGTCATTTTTCTCCTGGACATAGATTAAATAGTCTGACCCAATTGGGTAGTTAAACTTATAGTCTGTTCTTAATAAATGTAAAGTTTTTCTTGCTCTTGTTGCACCGGTATACCAAACCTTACGTTCATCACTTTTTTCTTGTTTGTTTTTATTTGCATAATCAGATGGGTAATTACCTTTACTATATAAGACTACATGATTTGCTTCACCACCTTTAACACTATGTATTGTATCTATTGTAATTAGTGGGTCCTTATCTAATTCTTTCTGTCCATATCTTCTTAACAATCTAATAAAGTGTCTTACTTGTCTTGGTTTAAAATTTCTTCTCAGTATCCAATACCAAGGTTTATTTTTTTGTGTGTCTTCTAATGCTAGACCACACCATTCTTTTAATGTTTGAAAATCATACTCTCTTAGGTCTGGTTCATTCCTCCAGAACTTATCTAACCTAAATGCAGGGTCTTCAAGTTCTCTTATATACTTAACCATATTACGTGCTGCTCTTTTATCTATCTTTTTATTATTACTGATTGTTGTCCAAGCTTTGATGGCTTCCCATTGTTTCTGATCAAAACATTTAGTACCTTTATTATCTTTGTAATATAAACCTGCATCCTTAGCTAACATCCTAAGTTCATTTACAGTTTCATTAATACGGCCTAGGATATACCAATCTTCTTTTAATGTTTCGAAAGGTATCTCTTTGAATGATAAATAACTTTTAACAGATCCTTTTGAATCTCCTGGTTGATACTCTTTCTCTTCACTATCTCTTATCCCTCTTCTAATCACTTGAGAAAACTTATGGATAGCTTCTCCAAATCTTTGAGTCTTTCTTAATTTTACTTTTCGACCTGGGAAAAACTTTGTAAAATATTTTGGATCTGCTCCATTCCATTTGTATATAGCCTGGTCATCATCTCCTGCTAAATATATTCTATCTACTTTGGGTGCCATCTTATATAACACTGACCATTGTAACGGTGTACAATCTTGTGCCTCATCTAATATTAAAACTTTAAGTGGTGGGAAATCTACTTCTGTTATTGCTCTTTGAATCATATCATCAAAGTCTATGAAGGATCTCTCTCCTCCTCCTGTCTTGTAATGTTCATAAGTATCTATCTTTCTTTTAAATACTGTAAGTGAATCTTTTTTGTAGCTTTCCATTTTGTAAGCTTCTTCTGGAGATATCAAAAGGTTTCTTGCTTTACTATATACACCCAAAGACCAATCCTTATACATGAAGTTATCATCTGCTAATCTTTTGTCTGATGATTTAATAACCTTAGTCTGTAATGCAAAATCAATTGTACAATCCTTAGGATCAAATACTTCTTCTGGAAAGTATCTACGACAATAAGTATGTAGTGTTTTAAATCTTGAAAAGTCCTCAGTAGAATAATTTGGAAAAGACTCCATGGCTCTTCTTACTGCAGTGTTCACAGCTTTGTTAGTAAAAGATAAATAAGCAATATCATTTGGTTTAACACCTTTTCTTAAATAACTTTTAAGAACCTTCTCAATGAGTGTGTATGTTTTACCTGTACCTGGAGGACCAAAGATCTTTACTGTTTTATGGTAAAGATCTTTTAATATTTTAAGTTCTAAACTTTCCTGTGTGGAATTCGTCATCCATCTCCGATACAGTTTTAGTTGTTTCTTTTTTCTCTGCTACTTTGTAATCAACAAACTTAGGCATCATCACTGACCATACATTCTTAACACCTTCATGGTAATCATGCCTGTCACAATTTAAAAGATTCAATGCTTCACTAGCACTCTTAAATGTTTTATCACTACCTAAAAATTTTTCAAAAGTAATCTTTTTGAAATAACAAATATTAGTTGAAGAATCTAGTATAACATAATTATCTTTTAATTTCTCAAAGTCATCTTCTTCAATATGAGACTCAAAGAATTTTTTAAGAAAGTTATATTTCTCTTCATCAAGGGTATCCTTAAATTTCATACTTGCATTCTCTACTGCTTTCCTAACTAAGGTAGCCATAAGCATTTCAAATGGAGATGGTCCCGACTTAGGCTTAGGTAATGTCATCCAATAGATACCATAACGTAATAGTTTAACTCTAAAAGATTTCTCATCCTTCATATCTTCTGGGTTAATTATTATTTTTTCATCTTGAAACTTAAATGTATATTCAATTGATTTAGTGGATCTAATAAACTCTACATCTTCAAAGTCATCAATCATATCTGGTACTTGTGAACCAATACCAAGCTTTCTTAACTTACATAGATCTTTATTACATAGTGGTGCAATTGCATTTGTTTTAGGTGGACACTTATAAGCATAATCTTTTTTAGATATAGACTTTGCAAGTGTCTCTACTTCTTTAGGATCTAATGGTGTTGTAAATATTTCATAGTTCCTTTTCTGTAAAATGTTTTGCATCTCATTTGCATTTAAGCTGCCATCGGCTTTCTTCATCTCAAGAACACCAACATTAAATAATAGTTCGTTACGGTGATTACCTTCCCATTTTTCTGAAATCATTTTCTGAACACAAGGAGGGTAATGTTTCCAATCACTCTCTGGCTCATACTCTTTTATTTTAATATTATTTAACTGCTCTAAAGTTACAGTCTTTTTAGTTATCATTTCTAAAAAATTATTTATCAGTACTGGAGTGTTGTTATCATTGTAAGCAAACTCAGTAGTTTGATCCATATTGAAGTAAGGCATGTTCAAACATTTATTCATTGGAAATACTTCTTCAGAATAGAAGAAAGTTTTATTCCAATCATTAAGAACTTTAAGAACTTCTTTTACAGGGTACCAATCATTTAAAAATAAAAATAAATGTAGGCCACCAGATTTAGATCTTACTGCTATTAATGGTAGTTGGTTCTCTCTAATAATATCTACAATTTTCTTTTCGGAAAATGTAGTGTAGTTACGAGGATCAATATCAATACATCCCCATTTACACACGTCACCGTTCTCAGGTTTAATCCCAATCCGTGTCTCTCCTTTTAAATGTTTCTTCCATAGTTCAAGGGTAACAGGTTCGTGGACCGTGAGTACTTTAACCTGCTTCTTGCCCCGTTCATCTACTTCCCCCGTAAGAGAAGTAGTGATGAACAGTTCAGAATTACCCTCAAATAT